AAAGCACACTTATTGATCGAGTTAAAAAGGTTAAAAAACATTTAGAAAAAGGTAAATGAATCAATAATATTAATAATGTAATTATGTACTTAAATAACCCAAAACTTGATGATTACCTAGAATGGGCTGACCCTGAAGCTATCCGCTTTGACGGACTGGATGATGCGGTAGTTGGCGTTGACCACAGGGGTTTTTTGCTTTATGACCACAATAAAATGATTGAGGCATTCGAGAAGCAAGGCATGACTGCCGATGAAGCCTATGAGTGGATTGATTTCAATGTCATACCAGTCATGGGTGGCGAGGGCTTCACAGTTATATACCAATGAATCAATACTACATAACCTTTCGGCACGATGATTTGCCGCCAGAAAGCAACACAAGTGCCGCCATAAAATGGGCGCATAATGAAAAGGATGCTATTCGTCTTTTGCTAAAAGTAGCACCAGAGAAGGACGGTAGATGTCGCTTTAAACGTGGTGGATCTGGACAAATACTAAACATAGAAAAAATAAAATGACTTACTTGCCGCAGAGTTTAATAAAACAGTTTAGAGAAAGGAACAAACCCAAGACTGGCGTTTGTCCGATTACTAAACAAAAGACTAACGATTGGGTACTTGATCACGACCACCAGACTGGAATGGTACGTGGCGTAATATCTAGAGTCGGCAACAGTTTGCTGGGTAAACTAGAGAACTTTCTCAAGACAAGATGTAGCACCAGTCCAGATAAATATCCTTCTATTCTCCGTGCTATGGCATTGTATCTTGAAAGAGAAAACCTAGACGTACTACATCCAGTTGGATTCAGGCAATTGTACAAACGATTTGCAGTCAAAAAAAAATCAGAACAAATAAAGATTTTACTTGACATTGGTTTCGATATGGACTGTATTATGCGATGTGACAATGCAAAAGATAGAACTGAACTATATAAACAATCCATAAAAAATGACACAAATTAATATAAAACAAAAACTTCTTTTTATCCAGAGCGAGCTAAAAGCTCCAAAGGGACAAAGGAACTCGTTCGGCAAATACAACTATCGTAGTGCCGAAGATATACTAGAGGCGTTAAAGCCTATCATGCTGGAGCAGTCAGTAACACTTGTATGTACTGATCGTATTGAAATGCGTGGAACTTTCATGTTTAACGTGACCACCGCGCAATTACTTGATTGCGAGTCAGAGGATGCTATCAGCGCAGAACATTGGGCTATGCATAGTGAGTCCAAGAAAGGAATGGATTCAGCTCAGATTTCTGGATCTACCGCATCTTACAGCCTCAAGCGAGCATTGGGTAACTTATTTGCTATCGACAATGAGAAAGATGCTGATGCTATCAACACTCATGGTAAGGCTGAAAGACCTAAAGAAGCGGCTATGCCCGCTCAACAAGCTATCGAGGCAATTGATAAATGCAATAGCATGGAAGAGCTTGCTACACTTTGGAAGAAGATTCCATCATCAACAGCTAAAATGAACAACGTCATTGAAGCTAAGAATAACCAAAAAATAAAACTATGTTAAAAAAATGAGCAGACTAATTACATTAAATGTAGACGTAAAGAAGCTAGATAAGAGTAAGTTTTACGAAGGTAAAAAAGGAACTTATGCTAGTCTTGACGTTTGGGTAAATGATGAACCAGACCAGTACGGCAACGATGCCTCTGTCAATCAATCCCTGAGTAAGGAAGATCGAGAGAATGGTGTCAAAAAAACCTATGTTGGAAACGGTAAGAAAATGTTTGGATGGGGAGAATCTTCATCTAGCACCAAGCAGTCAGATGTAGAGATTGCTTCCGAACCATTTTAGCAGACATTAATACTGCTACGCCCTGCCCTAAAGTCCTCGCCCCTATAACGTAATAGGGGTGAGGCAACCTTTTAAAAATTATGCCAAAACCAAAAATAAATAGATTATTCTGGGATATAGAAACAAGTCCAAACATTGGTTTCTTTTGGCGATCTGGCTACAAACTAAACATAGGACATGAAAACATTATACAGGAACGTGCTATTATCTGTATATGCTACAAATGGGAAAACGAAAAGAAAGTACATAGTCTGTCTTGGAAAAATGGATGCGACAAAAAACTTATAAAAGAATTTCTGGATGTCCTAAGTAATGTAGATGAACTTGTAGCACACAATGGTGACAAGTTTGACATGAAATGGTTCAGAACTCGTTGCTTAAAGCATGGATACGAAGTACCAATTGACGTAAAGACAGTTGATACTTTGAAAATGGCTCGTTCTAAATTTAATTTTAATTCCAACAGGCTTGATTATATAGCTAAGTTTCTTTTGGGAACTGGCAAGATAGCAACTGGTTATGACCTATGGAAGAATATCGTGCTACACAAGTGCAGTAAATCCATGAAGAAAATGGTTACTTATTGCGCTAATGATGTAAAGATATTGCAACAAGTTTATGAAGAACTATCTAAGTCACAAGATCCAAAAACCCATGTTGGCGTTCTAAACGGAAAAGATCCTTGGAGTTGCCCAAGGTGTGGTAGCGAAGAAGTGCAAAAATACGGAAATTATATTTCTGGAAAAGGAATAAAAAGCTCTAGAATGAAATGCAAATCGTGCGGATGTGTATATAAAATATCACAGACTAACGCAAAAAAATATTTAGAAGAAAAAAATAAATAATGGTTGACACAACTAAAGAAATACTCCATAAAATTGAATCCATAGAAACTCTCCTCGATTCCATAAATCGTAGGGACTGCAAAAAACCTGCATTGATCATCATAGATGGTGTTCAGCAAGTTATAAAAAACATACTGGGAAAAACAAACAATGACGAAAACGATAAAAACACAGAGTAATGAAGAAGCCGAACGTATAGTATTATGCTCATGTCTTCTACCAGATGGTGCAGAGACATTTGATCTAGTAAGCCAAGTCGTTCGCCAGAATGATTTTCACGATGAGAAGAACTCTTGTTTATACGGTGCTATTCAAGCAGTATCGGATAAGGGCGATGAAATCAACGAGCTTAACATAAGTGAGCATCTCCGAAAGAAAGATCGGCTTGACCACATAGGTGGTATGCCATTTATATATGGCATCATGGATGCTTGTGCTACATCTTTACAGGCTATAAGTGCCGCAAAGATTGTCCGTGAGCGTAGCGATGCTAGGAGTTTACTGAGATCTTCCAAGCTTGCTATCGAGCGCATTGAGCGTGGTGCTGATGCACAGGACGCAAAGTCTTTTATTGAGTCAGAGATAAACAAGATCAATGGAGTAGACTCCGAAGATGTATCGCTAGGTAACGTGGGTTCTTCTTTTGTTGACCGTCTTGAGCAGATGGAGAACGGAACGTATAAGCCAGAGAATATTAAGACTGGCATTGACCACCTCGACAGAAAGCTCAACGAAGGCGGCATAGGCAAGGGCGAAGTCATGGTTATCTCAGCACCTACCAGTTGTGGCAAGTCGCAGTTAGCATTAAACATAGCACTACGATCAGCCATACGTGATAAAAAGGGTGTAGCTATATTCTCTTTAGAGATGCCGTCAGAGCAAATATACAAGCGTATGACGCAAATCTCTGCTTGCGCTAACATAGAAGAAGCTAATCAGAGTGACGATAAGAAGAAAGCATTTGCTCCTATCAGAGCCGCAACAAAGAAGATTGCTGAGTCGCCAGTATATGTGTATAATACCGTACGTGATATATCAGACCTACGTAGTAAGTGCAGGAATCTAAAGCGTAAGCACAACATATCCATGATAGTTATAGACTATTTACAGCTTATACCTTGGAACAGCAAGTTGCAGAAGTGCGATGGTGTAGCAGAAGTCAGTCATAGCATCAAGCAAATGGCTATGGAGCTTGACGTTCCAGTTATATTACTAGCGCAGGTTAATCGTGAGGGTGCTAAACGTGGTAAACTATCGGTGTTTGACCTCAAGGATTCTGGCGATGTGGAGAATGACGCTGACATCATTCTGATGATGTACCCATCTAATCACGATATTGCCAAGAGTAGACGTATTGACAAATCTGGAAAACCATATATAGAACTAACGTATAGTTTAGTAAAAAACAGAGAAGGAGAACGAGACGAGCTAGGAACTTTTATATTTGACAACTCAACTGGCAGAATATTTTAAACTTAGGGAGTGGGGTAGCGGTAACGCCCCCAACGGGTTCGTCATTGTCTCGCTTATGGACTCCCTTCTTACTTTATTATGGAAGACATAAAACTAAAAAAATATATATACCCAGATGGCACAGCCGTCAGTATGAATAAGGACGAGATCGTCTTGCGTGTAACAGCAAGTGGATCTTTTGAAGACACCTATGCAGGAGAACTAATAGAAGGTGATGAGTATTGCGAACGATACCAGCACACTCTTCCGCCTAGACCAGCAGATAAGTTGCTAGATTTTATCGGAAGAAAAAAGTTAAACATTAACTTTACCGAAAGATCGGACGGTTCTGTATCAGTAGATATAGGTGATAACTTGACCACCTTGGTTCGCTATCCGTATGACGAGAAACGGAACTCCCTAAGAGAAGGGATTGAATACATCATGGATCAGGAAGAACTTTAACGAATCCCTAATCCTTGACGTTTTTTATTTTCGTCTCCGATTATAGCAGCACTTCTTTCTAGCTCGATTGTAGCAGAAGGATCATAGTCGCCGTATTCCAGCATTGACTTGATTCCGTCCTTTGTAAGAGTAAGGTACGGAATCATTTCTTTAAAATGTAATGCTGCGGCTTCTTTGGATGCTTGATCCTTGCCTCGTTTTATTAATAGATTCTGTATACCTTTTGTGGTAGCCATTTTTCCGTAAGCAAGTCTTGCAATAGCCGCAGGTAAATCAGTAAGAACATTAGTCACATTAACTCTATCTCCACCTAAGCTAACAACGGGTCGAAGTCCTGGAAAGCCAGCTTTTCTAAACTTGGGCGTGCTATATTCTGCTACGCGTGCTAAATTTTTCATGTTCTCAAGGTATTCTTTGCCCATGACTTCTTTTACTACCCTGACTACGTTTGGTTTTTCAAGAACTCTTAGTAGTTCCTTTCCGTCAAACAAAGGTCTACCTCCTACGTTAGGAAATTTTCCACCTTTTGGGCGAGCCATTTCTAGTAACTCATTGTTTAATTTTCTACGAAGACTGTTAAGACCAGCCTTCCCGCTAGTTTTTTCTACTGAGACTATAAATTGTTTTAACTTCTCAGTTGATTTAACATTAAACAAAGAACCAATAGCAGCAAGAGCATCTTCGGTTGAATAAGAACCTGTTTTACCGCCATTGATAATATCGTCTATTAATTTATTGGAAACAACATCATCTAGTTCTTTGGCTCTATCAATTGCTGCTTTAGCAGCTTCCTTTGCTTTCTTTATTTGTGCTGGTGTTCCGCCTTTTAGTATAGCCTTAAACGCAGCATCGTCTACCTCTAGAACTTGCTTGCCAGTCATCTTGGCATAAGTGTAAAGACTTTCCAATGCTTGTTCTTTCAGCCTAAAGTTCTTTCCGTATAATGCCTTGAGCATATCTGGGCTTGGTTTCGGTGAACCAAACGATTGACCAACTTTTACTACTCCGTTAAAACCTATGTCATCTAAGTAAGCTGTTCTTATTTGTTTTAATGATTGCTCCTTAGCGGCATTACCTGCTGGAGTATCTGGAAATACCTTCAGGTACTCTTTTAGGTTTGTCTCGTCCGCTAATACTTTTGCTAGGGATTCTTTTGGTGTGGCTTGATAATATTTTACTCCAGATGAGTTTCCAAAAGAAGAACCAAATGTTGGTTGTATTAATGGTCTGACTTCAGGTCGAAGGTATAATCCATACTTGTCGTTGTAAAACTTATTGGCAGCGCGAACAGCCTTACCAGTTTCATTCAATGGTTTGCCTGTTCCGCCTTCAAATAAACGCCTATCCCTAACTCTTGCTAGTTTTTTACGCATTAGTTTTGCAAAATCTTTATCTATATCTCCAGCGGCAATGCCCCTTGAGAAATCAGCCCTGTCAGTATATTTTTTTATAATATCGTCAAGCTGTCGATAAGTCATGCTTTCTAGCAATTTTCTGTCGCCAAAATACTTTCCGCTCTTAAAGAAATCTTTTTGAAATTTACCTGTTCCTCTCAGGAACTCCAGAACTTTAGCGTCAGTAATTCCAGCCTTTTCAACCGAAGACATAAATGCCGCCATAGCACCTTCGTCTATATCTTTTAACCCTATTCCCCCTTCTCTGATAGCAGATCGCATAGCACGAAGAACTTCAGGGATTGAGTAAACTAAAGCTTCTTCATCGGCTAATGCATTAGCTCTTTCGTAAAGTTTTCTTTTTTGAGTACGTGCGGCATTGAATCCTGCCTGAGCAGATGACTGAATGTTTTTTCCGATAGGCTCTCGCAGTAAACTTTCTCTGACTCCACCTATTCTTTTTAGTTGAGTCTGATATACATTCTCGAGGCTTTGGGCAAACAACCTGTCTGCTTGATCCGCACTAGCCCTTAGCTTATCAATTTTACTTTTTAAGAATGAGGATGACTGTTCTAGGACTTCTTCTATCGGTCTGGTAGAACCAGAAATCATAGCGTTATTTATTTTTTCAAGCTCTTCGGCATTGCGCTGCATCATTTTTATCATAGCAGGGCTATTTTGTGTAGCAGCTTGGTCTGCTGCTATGCCGTCTAAGTTGTTTCTCCCGCCAGTTGCTACTTGTATTTTAGTTCTAAATTCTTTGTTAAGAGAGTTTACGGAACTATTTAATGCTCTAGTAATATCGTCTCCACCCTGAGCTGCAAGCCCTCTTATACCCTGAGCGGCTTTAAGAAATCCAAACTCAAACATCAAAGCAAGTGGTGCTTCTTTTCCTCGTCTTGGTATTATTTCTCTAAAATTAACTTCTGATTTATCAATCATTGATATGACGGAATCCTGTGCTACGGCAGAACCAAAGTAACCAAGACCAGATACCGCAGCGGTTGTAGCAGCCGAAGTAGTTCCTCCAGCAGCCATAGCAGCACCAACTACTGGCAAAGATGGT